AGTATCAGTAGGAATATTTGTGGTATTTGAAATTGCATGACATACCCACTTCTGGGCAGCTGCTTGCATTCTTACCTTATTGATCCAGTTAATTTCATTGGCAGTAGATTTATGATACGGAGACTTAGATGGATCATCCTCATTTCCTGTGATATTCATCCACTGTTTGTACCCGTGGTGATACACATTATACTCCTGCCACTTGTCTCCGACATCATCGATAAAATCTACACTAGCATTGACATCCTGACCAGTTATTTTCTTTCTACGTGTGTAGCTAAGAAGATATGCAGGTTCAATTCCGCTTGTTGTCTGCGTAAGGGTTGACACAGATCCTGCAGGAGCTGTGGTTGTCAATGCGATATTTCTACGTCCGTGTCGCTTACACATTTCATAAACGTCAGGTGCTGCCTTCCACACTCTGCGCAAAAACTCATGATCCTCTTCTCGTGAATGGTCATGAACTGGAAATGAACCCCTCTCTTCTGCAAGATGACATGAAGATCTATATGCATTAATGCACAGCGTCTTATAAATTTTTTCAACAATCTTAATAGACTTATCAGACCCATACTCAACTCCCAAAGAAGCGAGTGTATCTCCTACAGCAGTTACTCCTAATCCCGTGCGACGACCTTTGAGTGCCATATCCTTAATCTTTACCCAGAGATTTTTCTCAATTGCCTTGACCTCGTCGGTCTCCGGATCTGCATCAATCTTAGCCAAAATTTTATCGACCTGCTCAATTTCAAGATCAATCATATCATCCATGAGCCTTTGTGCTTTTTGAGTTACCTCAGACATACCCTCAAAATCAAATTTTGAATCTGAGCCATATGGATTTAAAACAAACGAAGATAGATTTATTAGCATTAATCTACATGAATCATATGGGCTCAAAATTATTTCACCGCAAGGGTTGGTTGAAGTTGACCCAAATCCAATATCTGCATAGGCATCAGAGGGTGTGAGATTGATTGCATTATCCCAAAAGAGCAATCCAGGCTCTGCAGAAGCATGTGCTGACGAAACTATCTCATGCCAGATCTCTCTTGCATCATCCATTACAGTTATTTGTGGAGAATCTTCATCTACTGGAAAGCGTAACTCAACATCACTTCCCTTTTCCACTGCCTTCATAAATTCATCAGACAGTCTTATCGAAATATTGGCGCCTGTAACACGATCAAGTTTTCGCTTAATCTTAATAAAATCTCGAATTTGTGGATGATGGACAGATATTGTCAGCATTAATGCACCGCGTCTTCCACCTTGCGCGACTTCTCGACATGAATTAGAATATCTGTCCATAAATACTTCAATTCCATCAGTTGTCTTTGCTGCATTACCAGTCCCAAGACCCTTGGGCCGAATTGTGCTAAGATCAAAGCCCACGCCGCCGCGGCGCTTTGCAATCTGAACCAGCTCCTGATCTGTCTTTAGTATTCCGCCGTAAGAATCACGTGGCGACTCTATGACAAAGCAATTGGATAATGATTGAATAAAGTGATCATTTCCAATGCCTGACATCGGACTTCCCTGTGGAACAATATATGTGAAATTCTTGAAGAGGCTGTAGATTTCTTCTTCTGTCATTGGGTTGGGATACTTTTTCTCAATTCTGGCAAATTCTGAAGCTAAGCGTCGGTGCATATCATCAGGTGTGACTTCGAGATAATCTCCCTCCTTGTCACAGAGAGCATACTTTGTCGCAAAAACATTTGCTGCAAGATTATCATCACCAAAATATTCCAAACTTCTTCTGATAACTTCATCAAACTCTGCCACAATTTCTCCAATTAAAACGGCCTTTAGCCTTCATTTATTTCTTTCCATTTGCTTCGCAGCAAACCTTTCATCGCGTCTCGGTCAGATGACATTATCTCATTCAAGGACATTTCAGCGTCTTCTTCTAAAATAACTAATTTAGACCTTGACGTATCGAGATTTATCGGAAACAAAATTCCATCTCGGCCCGCTCTATTTTTTGCAATGAATAGTCGACCAGCTCCCGAGGCCTTTTCTATTGGCTTACGAGAAAGGGATAATACAACATCTGCAACCATTGCCTTGCCATATGCCTCTGACATGTTCTCTAAACCCACCACTGAAGAATTTGCCGATTCTCGATTTGCCTGTGATGCTGTCCAAATCGGTATATTCATATCCATTGCCAAATTTCTCAATTCTTCATAAATCAATTTGAGCTCATGCCTTAAATTTTCATACTTTCTGGACGATCTCATGATGTCTGCGTAATCAATAATTATCAAACTTGGAGCAAAAGACTTGAGTAAAACCTTCTCAATATGGTTTCTCAAAGTCATCACAGAGGCAGACCCGGTTGGAAAGGACTTTATAATTAATCGACCCAAGTCTGATCCCTCATATTTCTTTAAAACTTCATCTTTTCGATCAATGACCTCATGGCTAGGAACATCTGTCAAGTTCGAATCATATCTCAATCCAACTGCTGTTTCTGACAACTCAAATGTGTAGTGAATCACATTCTTACCTACCCTTAATGCTTCACATCCTGTGTGAACCAGAAAGTGAGACTTGCCCACACCAGTGTTGGCAATGATCACGCCTATCTCCCCCCTTCCTAGCCCACCATTTAAAACTGTCTTCTTGTCAAGATGAGCTAATCCTGTCGGGCATGTTATTCTTGAAATCGTTTCAAATCTAGCACTAGCGTCTATAAAAAAATCATGACCAAGGCTCGAGGGAGTTCCTACTGCCAAGGCATCCTTCATTAAATCAACAACACATTCATATTTGTCTGTAGAAACCATTTCAACCGCTTTTTCAAGTGCTGCTCGAAGTGCCTGTTTCCGACAAAAATCAAGTGTCTTATCTTTTACAAATTGTAAGTCTCCAACATCAGGATTCGTCTTAATTCGGTGCAGAAAATCTACGATCTGATCTCGTAAGAGAATGTCTGCACCCTCCTTTAGATCATCTCTCACTATTGTTATAAGCAGAGAGAGTGTCGGAAATGCCTTGTATTTTAGATAATAGTTGAAATATCTCTCAGTAAGATACCTGAGATATTTTACATCAAAGTACTCCGGAGTCATCATCTCAGTCATTTGTGCTGACCATTTTTGATCAGTCAAAAAACACTGAAAAATCTTTTCTTCGAAGCTTTTTCCGTACTGTTTAAAGTGTGCAACAGGCATTAAGATTTCTTTGTGCTGATGTAATTTAGAGCCAAAAATACTCTATCAACATTAAATGTCTGAATGCCTTCGTGCAAAAACATTCTCATCATCTGCATTTTATTCTTGGTTGGGCTGAAAGTATCAACAGTTTCGTTTATTCTTTTAATTTGCGATGCAGCAAGGTTAGAGGTGTCTAGATAAATTAGCTTCCAGTTTCTCTCTATTTTCGCCTTCGAACTAATAATTCTTTGAAAAACCTTCACCTTACTACCTTCCTGAATAGCTTTTTCAGCTTGCTCAACTATCTGATTGACATTTATGCTTTGCTTTCCAGCTAGATCTGGAAATCTCTTGGCCACAGTTTTAAACCCAGCACCTTTTACTCCGTCTATATTGTCTGATGCGTCACCACAGATTGATTTTGCTAGACAAAAATTGGTAGGTGATATTTTAAACTTTTCTGTAACCTCCTTTGAGGTTACCATCTTTTTCCATGTGGGTGAGTAAATAATAGTCTTGGAGTCTAGAAGTTGGTAAAAATCATGATCAGATGAAACCACAAGCTTTCTCTTATTTGGAAACTTATATCGACACAGGTACCCTATAACATCGTCTGCTTCACACTCTGGAACGTAGATCTGGCAAATAGGGATATTTCCAATAAGTGAGACCAGAGTTGAAATTTGATGATTTCTATTTTGGACTGTATCAGGCAGGTCTTTCTCATAATACCTGTTAAGCTTTGCGGGTCTCCTGTGCTGTTTATACTCTTTAAAAATCGCCCGCTTTCGAGTTGATCCGCCACCTTCCCATACAATAATTGTTTGCTCTGGCTTATATCGCTCAATCAGATCAACAACAGCATAGAGAAATCCAACAATTCCACCAACGTGACCACCATTAGCGTTGACAGCAGGATGTGCAACATAGTGCCTTGTAAACAAATTCAAGGCATCTACAATTAGAATTACCCGGCCTTCATCGGTCAATCTGTTGCCTCGAGACTACACTCACTCATAGCATCTGCTAAAGATTTCATCTCTTCATAGGACTCTGTATCTATTTCTAGATTATCTTGATTAAACTTTTTCACCATTGCATATTCTAAGAGATCATCTATGTAAGCTGTATATTCGGGATTTCTCATTATTTCACCAAACTTTGGCTTATGAAACTTCTTCTCAATAAGAATTTCACCAGTTTGTGTGTCTGTTACGGTTAGGCGCTTCCAAGAACCTGTTCCTGATACAGAGACCTCCTTTCCCTTGATCACTTCTGGCCCATGCTTTCTTAGCAGATCGAATATCTGCTCATGCTCCTTAATACCCACACCGAAGTGAATCTCAAAATTAATCTTTCTAAAAGGAGGGGCGACCTTATTCTTAATGGTCTTAGCAGAAACATGAATACCGATCACATCATCACCATCCTTAATCTGCTGGCCAGCTCCTAGCTTGATTCTTGTGGAGGCATGAAATGGAATTGCCTTTCCTCCCGGTGTCGTATCAGGATCACCATACATCACTCCGATCTTA